ATAATATGTCAGAAGAACTAGCAGAAAATAAACTAGAGAAAATCATGGAGGAGTTAGTGGATGATGGGTGTACCGAGGAAGAGGCTTACGATTATATAAAAAATTATGTTCGTAACTTCTATCAGTATCATCAAAAAGATATGGAGGAGGATGCTAATGCGACAAACAGCTTGGAGTAATGATTGGCGAACTACTTTGCTTATAAAGATTATGACTAGAGTTTTAGAAGTTCAAGCCGATTATAAATGTATGATGATTAATGTTACTGAGCATGATGCCTTAGTGCCAGATGAATATATTGCTCAAGGGAGTTCCGAGCTAGGTGCAGAGTTGCAAAAACTTATGCAAGACGAGATGGCAAACTTCCAAGAGCTAGAAAGAATAAGGGAGGAAGAAAGAATATGAAAGATTTTGTTTTAAGTGTGCACGTCAAAGCTATACCTGTAGATAGTAAGGGTATTATGCGAGATACAGTAGGAAATAGTGTTTATATCACTACTGAAGATATGACCGACAATATGATAGAAATGTTTATGTTGTTGGCAGAAAAGAAGTTCATAGAAAAAAACAAAGAGGAGAGGGACTAATGAATAAGCTAGAACAAACAATCAACTTCCTATCTGACATGGAAAAGGACTGGCAAAAAATTATAGATAGTCATCGACCACAATTTGATAGGACTCGCCATAGCACTAATCTGAGAACTAAGGTAGCAGAAGGTCATATCAAACCTATTCAAAGTGTTCTCAGCATGTTGATAGACAAAAGACTTGAAAATCAAAGGGAGACAGAAAATGAAAGTTAGAAAAAAAAGACAAGCGAACCAAGATAAAAGAAAAAATTATATAATCAGAAGAAGCAATGCTGGTGTAGGTTTTTTCGCTATCGCTAGAGAAGAAAGGATGCAAAGACTACAAAAAGAAAAGGACAAAAAAGCAGAGATATCTGCAAGAAAGTAACTGCGAGGAACGACAAGGTAAGTTAGTAGTATATAACTTGTCCGCCAGTATTATGGTTGAAGCTATCCAACTACCCAGTTACTCTTCTCTTATGAAAATATTTCTTGGCGACTTTCGTTTACCGATAGAGTGCGAAATAGTTTCTTACGCAAGATTACAGAATATAAATGACAACCCAAAAGAATCAATCTGTGGATTATACGATAGTGAAAATAATAAGATATATATTACTGACGACTCTACTATTCCTGCTCTTGATATACTTATGCACGAACTCAGTCATGCGATTATTGACGAACAAAAGACTTTAAAGACAGAAGAACACAAAGCTGATATAATGGCTATACGATTAAAAAATTTAATGCTACAAAGGGAGAACATATATGTATTTACCAAACGAGGAGTTCATAAAGACTTATAGTGAAGAATATCTAGAATACATCAAAGAGCAATCATGTTGCATATCTGGAACCAAAGATATTGATGCACACCACTTAGAGGCTGTCGGCATGGGACAGAACAGAAAAAAACCTAATCAAAAACATTTTACTGCTGTACCACTATCCAGAGAGTTACATACAGAAGTGCACCAGATTGGAATTAATAAGTTCCAAGAAAAGTACAATGTCCAATTGTGGCAGGAGGCTTATTATTACTTCGCCAAGTGGCTATTGACAAAGATGGGCAAAGGGGAGTAGACTTTTATAAAACTTTACAAACTTGACACGATACAGGAGTTTCAATATGAAGAAAGAAAACCTTAAACCAGATATCAGCAATGCCAACAAAGGTACAGTCAGAGGTCAATGGATGCTAGAAAAATCTATTGAAGAAACTGGCTTGGGAAGAAGTATCCTAGCTGATAAGAATGGAAATATTATCGCTGGAAATAAAACTTATCAAACAGCAATGGAAAACGATATGCCTGTACAATTTATTGAGGCTGATGGTAAGACTTTGACTGTAGTTATAAGGAAAGACCTAGACCTAAATAAAGGCGATAAGGCTCGGAAGTTAGCTTATTACGATAATAGGGTAGCTCAAGTAGATTTAGACTGGGATGCCTCTCAAATGATAGTTGATGTAGAGAATGGTGTAGCACTAGATAATATGTGGGTAGATGGAGAACTGGATTCCTTACTTAGTAAAGCATCAGAACTTGATATTCCTAAGATGGACACAGAAGCTAATGCAGATGACTTCAGTCCTAGTGGGATACAGATGCTTAATGTAATTTTAGACAAAGCAAAGTATGACGACATGATAAGTATGCTAACAAAAATGAAAGAGGAGAGGAGTGCAGAAAATACATCTGAGCTCGTATATGATATAATAAAGAATGCTTACGATACATCTAGATAAAGAACTTTCAGATACCGAAGCTGATAAGTTTTCAGGACAATGGGCAACAGAAGATTTATACGATACCTTAATAGAAGAAGACGCAACTGTATATAAACCCAATGGCGAACCACTACTAATCTTTAGAAAAAACATCATACCAGAAAAAATATGCAAACAGGCTTGGGCAAACATCAGAGATGCTGGAACTGTTACTAATGCTCGTGGAGTAGCAGGTGGCGTAATAAAAGATAACGAGGCTGCGAAGTTTCACGCTATAAAAACAGGCGACCACAGAATGCAACAGGTTAGGAATAAGGATGGTAAGTTGTCCAATAGGACTAGAGGCAATCCAGTTAATTCTGGCATTATTGGTTACATGGATAAGAACGCTGTATTTCCATACTGTAGAACTACAGCATACAACCTAAAGAAACCAGAAAAATTTGAACAAGCGATACCATTTATAAAGAAAGTGAACAATGTATTTAGAGAACTTCATCCAGAAAGATATAAAAAGCAAAAAGAAATGATTAAGAAAACACATCCCGACTTCTATATTAAAGATACTGCTTTCACTACTGTAACTGTCAACAGGAACTTTAGAACTGCAATCCATAAGGACAAAGGGGACTACGAAGAAGGGTTTGGAGTTATGACAGCTTTTACCACAGATAACTTTACAGGATACAACCTAGTCTTTCCAAAATATAGGGTTGCTGTTAGTATGAGAACTGCTGACGTGGCTTTATGTGATGTACATGAATGGCATGGTAATACACCTGCTTATGCACTAGAAGGGAATAAACTAAAAGCTCCAGGCACTTATGAAAGAGTGAGTTGCGTTTTTTATTATAGAAGTAAAATGGCAGAGTGTGGAAGCGAACAAGAAGAACTACTGGCAGCACAAAAAAAGGAAGACAAGGCTTGAAGTGTGTTGCTATAGGTGGCGTTCCAGCTACAGGCAAGAGCACATTAGTTAAAAAAGTTTATGACAAAATGCAAAAGATTGATTTTGCTTGTGGTTTAGTTAGGGGACATTATGACTCAAAGCATAATATTGCACTGGTAGGACTTTATAACCTCAACTCTACTTTTCTAGGAACAGATAGATTATCAATGGCAGTTAACAAAGAGTTCCTAAGATATGCAAGTATGCAAAGCACTCATCTGATATACGAAGGCGACAGGTTGTTTAGTTTAAATAATCTTAATAAGCTGAGTCAGCTTTATGACCTAAGGATAGTGATGCTTGAGAACGATAATGATATTCTAGCAATCAGGCATAAAGAAAGAAACGATACCCAGTCAGATAAGTTTTTAAAAGGCAGAACAACTAAAATGCAAAGGATAAAAGAATACTTTAAAGAAAAGGTAGAGTTGCATTCCTTAAAGAACTTGCAAGATAGCGAAGAATTAAGTAATAATATATACAGTTGGTTAAAGACATGAAAGTAACAAAAGAAAATTTATTAAAAGCTATTATTTCATCTAAGGGAATAGTAACCAACATATGTAAGAGCTTGGGAATATCAAGACAAGCTTTTTATGAAAGAGTTAAGAAAGACGATGAACTTTTAGAAGCACTTCAAGATTCTAGAGAAGAAATTATTGACTTCGCTGAAACCAAGCTGATTGAACTAATAAGGAATGGTAATGCGAGTGCGATATTTTTTTATCTTAAAACTGTAGGAAAAGATAGGGGTTATATAGAAAAACAAGAAATTGACCAGAACAATCGTACAGTTAACATCATTGAAGTACCAGCGATAGATGCCTTAGAGCCTACGATAGATGATATCAAATCAGAAAACGAACACTAATATAATTTGGACTCCTACGAAAAAACAGCTTGAGTTCTTAAAAGCTGGGAGCATCTTTGAAGTTGCTTATCTTGGTGGTGCGGGAAGTGGTAAGTCAAGCGTGTTACTAGTTGACGCTTGTAGGCAAATGAATCATCCTGACGCTAAAGCAGTTATCTTTAGAAGAACCACAAAAGAACTTCAACAGCTAATAGATTACTCTCAACAGATATATCGTAAGCTTGGAGCAGTCTACAAACAACATGGGACACATTGGGTTTTTCCTAGTGGAGGCAAGATATACTTTTCACACATGGAAAGAGCAGTAGATAAACATCAACATGATGGACAGGAGTACAATGCAGGAGTTTACTTTGATGAAATAACCCACTTCGAGGAAGATATGTATTTATACTTGCACTCAAGATGTCGTAGCACCAATCCTAAACTTTTTCCTAGAGTACGTTGTACTGGCACACCAGTCGGTAAGCATTTAGATTGGGTAAGAAAAAGATTTATTAACAATGGGGAATACCAAATTTATAAAGATAAAGATAGCGAATTATCTAGACTTTATATACCAGCAACCCTAGATGATAATCCTTACTTGTTAGAATCTGACCCACTATATGAAAAGAGATTAAAAATGCAAGGCGATAATATTTATCAAGCTTTAAGGTATGGGGATTGGAGTAAGATAGATGGTGTTGCTTTTCCAGAGCTAAACGATAGAGTACATTTGATTGATTCATACGTTCCTAGCAGTAGCGATATAATCATAAGGGGTTTTGACTGGGGGTTTACTGCACCTTTCGCAACAGTATGGGTAGCAGAAAATATGAACAAGGACTTAATAGTTTTTAAAGAATGGATAGGCACTAAGGATGGTTCCAATAAAGGACTGATGATGGGAGCTGATGAGTGTGCTAGAATTCTTAAAGATACAGAAGAAAACAATGGCTTGAATATTTCATATGGAGCATCCGACCCAGCGATATGGGGAAAACAAAACGATGGGGATAGTATCGGGGACATCTTTGAAAGAAAAGGATTGTACATGACCAGAGCTCAGAACTCTAGGACATTCGGTAAGCAACAAATGCACATGAGATTTAGAATTGACGAATACACAAACAAACCTAGAATATATTTCACTACTGATTGTCCGATTACCTATCAGTCGTGCAAAGAAATCCAAACTGACCCAAAGAATCCAGAAGCTTATGACACATCAGGATTTGACCATGCGGTTGACGCTCTTCGATATGCTTTGATGGAAAGAGCACTCGATGATAGTGAACCTACAACCTTAGAGGCAGATGGGGAACGTGAGACAAATATACAGTCGTTTTAAGAGTGATTTAAAGCCAAGAAAAGAAAAAGCCGATATATATGCCGAGGGTACAACACTCAGATGAGGGAACCGAGCAATC